ATCACCAAAGACATATAGAAATGTTTTGAATTATGGTTCTACAGAATCTGCAGCACTTGTACTTGGTAAACTTTTACATTGGATGGTATTAGAACCACATAAGATAAAAAAACTAAATGTTGTAGAAGCAACAACCAAAAATACAAAAGCATATAAAGAAGCAAAGAAAGAACATCAAGAAGTGTATTTAAGAAAAGAGATAAATGAAGCAGAAAGATTAGCAGATGCACTATTAAGAAATGAAGCTGTACTTAAACTACTAAACAAAGCAGAGTTTGAAATACCTGAAATACAAATGTTAGATGGTTTACCTTTCAGAGCAAAAGCAGATATTTTAAGAGATGATTGTATAATAGATATAAAAAGTACACAAGATTTAAACAGCTTTAGATACTCTGCAGATAAGTTTGGATATGATTTACAAGCATACATATACCAAAGAATGTTTAAAAGAGATAAATGTTCTTTTATTGTAGTAGATAAAAATTCTACTGATATAGGAATATTTGAAACAAGTGATGAGTTTATTGCAAGAGGTGAAGATAAATTCAAACAAGCAATAAGCAACTATAGATATTTCTTTCAAGAAGAAAATGATTTAGACCAATATGTATTAAGAGGTGTACTATGAGTTATACACATAAAGATTTTGTAAATCAATTAAAAAAAGGATATGATTACCAATTAAAAGTAAAAGAAATACTTGAACAAAATGAATTAAAAGTTTTTATAGATGATTTAAAAATTAGACCAATAGGAGCAGATAGAATAGATTATACAGATAAAGGAGATTTATTTACATATAAAGGAAAAGATAAAATATCATTAGAAGTAAAATCTTCATCAAGATATTATACATCTATGAGTGATTATCCTTACAATGATGTTATTGTTGATATGGTTGAAAATTGGGATAATAAAAAACACAAATCATCAGCTATAATAAATATATCACAAAAAACTTTATCTACTTTTGTTATACCTGTAACATCAAAAAAATATTGGTTCAAAAAAACAATTAAAGATAATGTTAAAGGATATGTTAAAGACTTTTATTTTGTAAATAAAAAACATATTAAAACTTTATATGATTTAATTGAATGGATAAAAAAATAAATGTGATTAAAAAAATTAAAAATAGGAGATGAACAAAACCATTGCGATTGAATTAAACGAATATGCAAACAAAGTATGTGATAGATATTCTAATAAAAATAGAGAAGGTAACTATAATAATGAATCATTTAATATAGAGGAAATAATACCAACAAGCGATCATACAGCTACAGTAATATTTAAAAAGAATACAGGTAAACTTGCAGCATTTTTATTTTATTATATTAATAAAGGTATTTCTAAAGGTTGGAAGTATTTAGTACCAACAGATAGTCATATTACAGGATTTAGAGCATTTGAATATTATAAATTACAAGTAGAAAAAAATAACTACAAAGAAAATTTTGATAATTGAAAAGGAAATTAATAGATGAGTTTTATTTAATGGCATTAACAGATTTAGCAAATGGTTCACCAATACAAGAATTACAAAAAGCTATATCTTACTATGAGGTATTAGAAGATTATGAAGCGTGTGCAGGAATACAAAGAGCAATAGATGAAGTAAAAAATGATACACTAACAACAATTAAAAAAAAGATACATGAACTTAAATCAAATAAAAGAAGTAGTTGAACAAGAAACAGAAATCAACTTACTAAACAAAACAAGAAAACAAGAAATAGTATATGCAAGAAGTGTATATTACAAACTATGTAAAACACATACAAGGTCATCACTAACAAGAATAGGTGCATCAGTAAAGAAAAACCATGCAACTGTTCTACATGGTATTAAACTATATGATAATGTAATATCAAGATATGATGATGCAAAAGAGTACAAAGAAATACATAATAAATTAGATAGATTATTTAGGAGATTAAACAACACTACAGAAAAGATTGTAGACCCTGCTAACTACTACAGAGAAAGGTTTAAAGAAACTCTTTTAGAACTTCGCAAAGTAAGAACTGAAAATAGATTACTAAAGAAACAAATACTTTGATTACAGTAAACTCTTTAAGTGGTGGTAAAACATCTTCATACATTGCAGCTAACTACCCTGCAGATTATGATGTATTTGCTTTAGTAAGAATTGAACACCAAGCATCAAAGTTTCCTGATAAGAAAATAAGAAAAGAAGTAGAAGATAGAATACAAGCACCTTTTATAGCTACAGCAGAAGATGATATGATAATATACACTATGTTTGATCTTGAACAATATATAGGTAGAAAGATAACTTGGGTTACAGGTAAAACATTTGATAATATAACTACAAGAAAAGATAAAGTATATCTACCAAATAAAGTTCAAAGATTTTGTACTGTAGAAATGAAAATAGAACCTATGTTTTATTGGTGGGCAGAAAATATAGGAGTACCTATAGAAACAAGAATAGGATTTAGAGCAAATGAAACACGAAGATCAAAAAATATGTTACAAAGATTAAATGAAAATGGTTTATCAGTTTTTAAAGCAACATTTGAAAAACACAAAGATGGCAGAAATAAATGGGAAGATGTACCCTACCAAAAACCAACTTTTCCTTTAATAGAAGATAATATATATAAAGATACAATAGAAAAGTATTGGAAAGATAAACCTGTAAGATTTGCTTGGATGAATAATTGTGTGGGTTGTTTTCATAAAACACCAATGTTATTAAGAAAGATGTGGGAAAAACATCCGAATAAATTAGAATGGTTTGCATCAAGGGAAAGAGAAAGTATAAATAAGGCACATTGGAGAACAGAACAAACTTATGATGAAATAAAACAATGGAATATACAAACAGAATTGTTTGATGATGATTTTAATGAATGTGATTCAGGTTATTGTGGGATTTAACAAAACACTTTATTTTTTATTGTATAATTGAATAATCAAGTTTTTTCAAGATGGCACATGGTGGAAAAAGAGATAATGCAGGTAGAAAATCTAAAGCAGATGAGGTTTCTTTAATAGAGAAATTATCACCTTTAGAAGATACAGCATATGCAGCACTTAAAGCAGGAGTTGAAAAAGGAGATTTTAAATTTGTACAGTTGTTCTACAACTACTATGCAGGTAAACCTACAGAAACAAAGAATATAAATGTTTCAGAGGATGTACCTTTATTTATAGATTAAGAGATAACCATAACTCTGATCTGTAATTTATATGCAGGTTAAAAAAACACAAGCACTTACCAAATTAAGAAAACTAACTCAAAGAACAAGAGTTATTAAAGGTGGCACATCAGCTTCTAAAACAATATCTATACTTTGTATATTAATCAATGAAGCAATAACATACAAAGGTAAAGAAATAAGTGTAGTAGCAGAATCAGTACCATCTTTAAGAAGGGGTGCATTAAAAGATTTTATAGGAATACTACAAGGATTAAACAGATACAAAGAATCACAATTTAACAGAACAACACTTAAATACACTTTTACTAATGGCAGCTATATTGAATTTTTTAGTACTGATCAACCAGATAGATTACGAGGCAGCAGAAGAACTGATCTCTTTATTAATGAGTGTAGCAATATTCCTTTTTCTGCTTATGGTGAATTATCTATACGAACATCTGGAGTAATATGGTTAGATTACAACCCTACACATTTGTTTTGGGTAGATAAAGAAGTAATTGGACAACCTGATACAGATTACATTACTTTAACTTACAAAGATAATGATGCACTTTCACCAACAATAGTTAAAGAGATTGAGAAAGCAAGAGATAAAGCAAGAACCTCAACTTATTGGGAAAATTGGTGGAATGTATATGGATTAGGTTTACAAGGTACACTATCAGGTGCTTGTATTCCTGATTGGAAAGAAATAGATAATATACCACAAGAAGCAAGATTACTAAACTATGGAATGGATTTTGGATATTCTATTGACCCATCTACACTTATTGCACTTTACAAATGGAACAATGCTTATATATTTGATGAGGTACTTTATAAAACAGGAATGTTAAATAGAGATATAAGTAGGTTTTTAGAAGCAAACAACATACAAGATAATATTATTGCAGATTCAGCAGAACCAAAAAGTATAGCTGAACTTGTAGGATATGGGCATAAAGTATATCCTGTATCTAAAGGTAGAGATTCAGTAGTATATGGTATAAACTTAATAAACCAAAATGAAATATACATAACAGCAAGAAGCAGAAACCTAAAAAGAGAATTACAAGGATATGTATGGGCAAAAGATAAAGATGGTAACACTACAAGTAAACCTTCTGGTTCACATCCTGATTGTATTGATGCAGCAAGATATGCACTTACTGACCAATTAGAAAACCCAAATAAAGGACAATATTTTGTTTATTAACAAATTATTAATATATTTACAGAGTTAAAAATTACAATAAATGAGTTACAAAAAATTTAAAATACCTGAAAGAACTGAAACTTTTATATCTGTTGGTTATAATATAGACAGAGAAATATCAATACTTGGAGAAACAGACAAAGCATATCATATAGTATATAGTATTCCTATAAAAAAGGGTTATCTTAGAAAATCTTATAGAGATGTATTGTTATGGATTCCTAAATCTATATGGGATAATGATAAATATTTTGTTATGAATCATAAAGAACAAAGGTTTTTTCAAAAACCTGTTTGGATAAAATAGAGTATAACTTTAATGGGGTAGCAATACCCCTTTTTTAATTTAAAAACAAATATTATGGACAAACAATTAGAAATATATTTCAGAACAAATAAATTAGATAGCATGACTGCAGAAGAATTACTACAGCTTGAGAATGATTTATTTAATGCTTGGCAACAAACTAAAACAGTATATGAATATAAAAATTTAATGAATAATGAAAAACGAGGATAATTGGAGAAATGATTTTAGTGTTGAGTACAACCTAATCAAAAAAGCAATAGCAAGAGAAAACATAAAACAAACATTAAAAACTATAGTTACAGCAGCTTTACTTATGTGCTGCAGTTATGGTTTCATGTATGCTATATTATATACAACACATTTTATTTTAGATTACTAATATGAAAGGTTGTATGAGTTGGTGCATAGATAATGATATTAAGATATACCCTATAATCTGGAAAGAAGCAAATCCTGAAACACCACCAAGATTAGCAATCCAAGTAGATTATCAAGGGTTTAAAAGAACAGGTGATATACTATGGTCGCAAAAGAAAAAAGCAGAAAGACATGGTATGTATCAAAGAATAGAAGAACTTTATTGTTATTACTTTAGACAAGGTAATAAGTAGTTTTCATTTGTTTTTGATTTAGTTAGGGGATTTTATATCCCCTTTCTTTTTATACATATATCTCATTAGGTTATTGTTATTATATGAAGATACAAATACAAGTACCTACAAGTTTATCTGAAATAACATTGGATCAGTACCAAAGATTTAATAAGATAAATACAGAAGAAAATCAAGATACTAATTTCTTGATGCACAAAACTGTAGAGATATTTTGTGGGTTAGAATTAAAAGATATTGCAAAGATAAAAATGCAAAGTGTAAAATCTGTTCTCAAAGATATAGATAACATATTTGCAGAGAAACCTGATCTTATACCTACATTTAAATTAAGAGGTAAAGAATATGGATTCATACCAAAACTTGATGATATTAGTTTAGGTGAATATATTGATTTAGATGATTCTTTTACTGAATGGGATAATATGCACAAAGCAATGGCTGTACTCTATAGACCTATTACAATGAGAAAAGGAGATAAGTATTTGATTGAAGAATATAATGGAACTGATGATGCTGAAATAATGAAGCAGATGAGGTTAGATGTTGTAATGGGTTCTATGGTTTTTTTTTACAATTTAAACAACGAATTGCTACAAACTATCCTGAACTATTTGAACAGGGAAGTACCCAATCAAATGAACACTTTACAACTTCAAACTTTGGAAAAAAATGGGGATGGTATCAATCAATCTATGGACTTGCTAAAGGAGATGTTACCAAATTTGATGGTGTAACAAAAATGAATATGCACGAATGTTTATTGTATTTAGCATTTGAAAAAGAGAAAGTAGAATTAGAAAAACAACAAATAAAAAGATATAGGAAATGACAGGTTTCTATGATTTAACAGATAAAATAAAAGATACATTACAAGCAGAACCATTTGTAAATACAGTTACCTATGGTAGTTTAGATGATGTAGATTTAAACAAACAAACTATATTTCCTTTATCACACATTATAGTAAATAATTGTACAGTTGCATCTAACTTACTACGATTTAATATATCAGTTCTTGCAATGGATGTAGTAGATGAAAGTAAATTAGAAACTACAGATAACTTTGTAGGAAATGATAATGAACAAGATGTACTTAATACACAACTTGCAATACTAAACAGATTAATAGCACTACTGCAAAGAGGTACACTATATGATGATAAATACCAAGTAGAAGGTGAAGTAGGATGTGAACCCTTTGTAGATAGGTTTGAAAATAAGTTAGCAGGATGGGTAGCAACATTTGATGTAGTAATACAAAATGGTATGACCATATGCTAACCAAAGGAGAAACATACAAAATACTTAACAAGTTTAAAAACTATGTTATACAACAAGCAAGAGCAAACCTTACAAGAGGTAAAAAGAATGTTACTTCTGATTTGTATAATAGTTTAGAAGGTAAAATTAATACAGGAAAAAATTGGATTGAGATAGATTTTTTAATGGAAGAATATGGTTATTATCAAGATAGGGGTGTGCATGGTACAACCTCATCATATATAGAACTTGGTAAATATCCAACACTTGCAAGATTTGGTAGTGGTAAAGGAAAGAAAGGAAAAGGATTATCACAAAGTATAAAAGAATGGGTAAGAAAAAGAAGATTCCAATTTAGAGATAAGAAAGGAAAGTTTTTAAGTTATAATTCTACTGCATTTCTTATATCAAGATCAATATGGAATAAAGGATTGAAACCAAGTTTGTTTTTTACTAAACCATTTGAGAAAGCATTTAAAACACTTCCAGATGAGGTAATAAAAGCATATGGATTAGATGTAGAAGAATTTTTAAAATTTACAATAAAACAAAATAGATGAGTACAAAAATTAATGTAAGATCACCTTATTTTTTAGCATATAGTGAACCAACAGTACCTACACCTGTATTTGATTGCTTTATAGCAAACCCAAGAAATTTTAGTATAAACCAACAAGGTATTTTAACATTACCTACATTAGATTATGGAACAATAACAGCAGTAAGTACAGAAAAGTATGCAACAGTAACTTCACCTACAAGTAGAACAGTAACCCTTACAATACAGATTCCTACAGGATTTAGTAATACAGATACAGATGGATTTATTACTTGTGATGTATCAGCAACACAACCTGCATTTGTAGCAGGTACAACTTGTACACAAAATGTAACAACAAGTGGGAGTATTCCTGCTCAAACAATAACAGTAGGTGGTAATAGTAAAACTGTAGATTTATCTTCTTACTTTTCAGGTGGTTCAATAGCAGGATATAACATAATAAACTTCCATACAAATTTAGTTACAGCAGGAGTAAATTCTAATACACTTACACTAACATCTAATCAAATAGGTGGTACTAAAACAATATATGTAGAAGCATTTGAAAGTGCATCTGGTACTTGTACTGCAGTTCAATCTATAGCAGTTACAGTAAATGGTTTAAGTTCAGCATTTGATTGTACAGCAGCAAATCTTGCTAATGGTGGTGGTAGTATAGCACAAAATGGTACAATAACTGACCCTACATCAATAGCAGAAATTACAGCAAAAAGTTTAACATCAGGTGGTGGGCATATTACAAGTGTTGCAGCAAATTCAGGTAGTAGTGCAATAGATGTTACTTTATTTTTTGATTTAACTGCACCTGCAGGATATACAAATGCAGGAGCAACAGTAATATGTTCTAAAACATTTAAACAACAAGCGACCTCTACATTACCTACTTTTGATTGTGATACTGCAAATCTTACAGAACAAGGTATAAGTACAAGAGGTGATATACATATAGGTAAAACACAATTAGGTACAATACAAGGTTTTTCACCTATTAATTTTGCAGAGGTTACAACAGAAACAAACAGGTCAATAGATTTTACAGTTTTAATACCAAGTGGTTATTCAAATACAGGAGATGGTTCACAAACACTAACCTGTACTAAAACAATAACACAACCTGCAAGTTTAGGTGTATGTGGTAGCAATGATTATTTTATATCATCTGGTAAAGCATCACCAACAGATTTTTGTGATGGTACATTTCCTACAACAACTGCAATAGTTTCAACAGCTTCTAATAAAGAAACAGGAAAAGGTAAAACAGTATGTAAACAAGGTACTGCTTTTGCAGGACAAAACTTGTATTATGCAGTAAGTACTGTATCAATAAATGCAGGAGCAGGTATAGGTGTAGGTTCATATATTTTATGGTTGATAGATAATAATGGAATAGTAACAAATGTTGCAATAGCAAATTGTGATATTGGTGGTTCAGGTAGTTTTACAAATTTATAGTTATGGCAATAAGTACAGCACAATTAAGTTTATACATATACACAGGTACATCAGGTTCTTATGAAAGTTCTGATTTAAAATATACAATACAAAAAGAAAGAATTAATGCAGATGATGTTATTAATTTTGAAGTATCAAATCTTGTAAGAGATTATATAGATGTAACTTTTAATAATGATTATTTATCTAAATGTGTATGGGTTACAGCTATTGCAAATTTATTTGATGAAAACAATGAACCTTTTACCTATAGTAACCCACAAACAAATACTTATTTAGCATTAGATGGATATGGTTTTTTTGAAGATGAGGTAAATCCACAACTATCAACAAATGCACTTATATCATCAAACAATATATACTTACCAGAAAGTACAGCAGGTAAATTACCAATATTTGCAGAAGGTGTTGGAAAATATATAATAGATTCTACAACAACACAAGTAACAGATAGTGGAAACACTAATCAAAAAATACAATACATTACAATACCTGCAAACAGTTCTACTATACAAATATTTGATACTGATGATGCTACATTAAGAAAAACAATAACAGTAAACAATGTATGTGAACCCAAGTTTACACCTTATAAAATAACATTTGTAAATAAGTATGGTGCATTTCAGGATTTATATATGTTCAAGAAAAGCATAGAAAGTTTAAATGTTACTGATGAAAGGTTTAGAAGAAACACATTAGTAAACAATACTACAAGTTATCCTACTTATGCAGGGCAAAGTGAAAGATATAATGTTAATGGACAAACATCACTTACTCTTAATACAGGGTTTATAAAAGAAGATATGAACCAAACTATAGAAGAATTGTTTTTAACAGAAAATGTATGGATAAGATATGAAAGCAAAACATTACCTATAATACCAAAAACAAAATCATTAGCTTTTAAAACAAGTTTAAATGATAAACTTATAAATTATACAATAGAATTTGAATTTGCATTTACAAAAATAAATAGTGTACGTTAATGTTAAAATTACAGCTTTACATAAAGAATGAAGATGTATCATCATCATATCAACATATAGAATTATTTAAAGATGAAAGTATTGAACTTACACAAGCAATACAGGATATAAGGGATATAAAAAAAGTATTTACTGATTTTACAAAAACCTTTAATGTACCTGCTTCTAAAAACAACAACAAAATATTTAAACATTTTTACAATTACAATATATTAGATTTTGATGCAAGAAAGAAGTTTGATGCTATACTATATCTAAATCACAACCCATTTAAAAAAGGTAAAATAAAATTAGAAGGTACATCACTACTTTTAAATAAACCACATACATATAGATTAACATTTTTTGGTAGTACTGTAAACCTACCTGATCTTGTAGGAGATGATTATTTAAGTGCATTAAAAATGATTACATCAGATTTTACATTTACATATTCTGATGCAAACATAAAAACATATTTAAGTGATGGATTAGATATAACATCTAAAATGGTTACCTATACAGATGCAATTATATTTCCATTAATATCACATACTAAAAGATTTATATATGATACAAGTGATTCTACTGCAAACACAGCTACACAAAACAATATAGCATATGAAGCAGGAACACAACATGGTTTAGAATTATCACAACTAAAACCTGCATTGAGAGTTTATCCTATAATAAAAGCAATAGAATTTCAATATGGTATAACTTTTAGTGAAGATTTTTTTAATGTTACAAATCCACAATTTTATAATTTGTATTTATGGTTACATAACAAAACAGGTGGATTATTTCAAGATGAAGGTAATATAGCAACTGTAGGTAATTTTTCTGTTACATATTCTAATGGTGAGGTTATAGATTTAAGAAATAATTACTTTACTACACCACCATCAGACCAATCTACAGGTAGAGCAAAGAAAGAAAGAACATTAGATGTTACAGTTGTACCAAGTAATAATTCAGTAAAGTATAATTTAGTAATATTTGAAAATGGAAATGTATTTCAAAGATATGATGATTTAGAAGGTGAGTATTCAGATATAAGAAATTTACCATTAAACAGGGGTGATTATAGTTTTGGTATAGAAACAGATACACCATCAACATATGAAATAAGATTTTATGTACAAAGAAAAAGAAGGTTAAGTGGTATAGCAGATATACATTTTACAGGTACAGCATCAGTATTATCAGATGTAACATTAAACACATCAAACCAACTACCAGAAATTAAAGTAATAGATTTTCTTACAGGTTTATTTAAGATGTTTAACCTAACAGCATTTCAAAATGATGAAGGTGTAATAGTAGTAGAAACATTAGATGATTTTTACAATAGAAGCCCAAACAAATGGGATATAACAGAACATCTTGATAAGCAAAGTGCAACAGTAGATAGTGTATTGCCTTTTAAACAAATAGATTTTACATATGAAGGTTTAGATAACTTCTTTGCAAAAAACCATAAAGAATTATTTAACATAGATTGGGGTGAAAATAGATTTCAAGCAAGTGCAAAGTTTGAAGGTGAAACATATACAGTAAGTTTACCTTTTGAACATTTTAAATATGAAAGATTAGTAAATGTAGCAGATGGTGCAAATACTAATGCTCAATGGGGATGGAGTGCAGATATAAAACAACAACCTAATCTTGGTAAACCTTTACTTTTTTATCCTATACTTAAAACACAACAAATAGGTGTTATAGATAGTGGTGGTACACTTACATCACAAGCATCAATATACATACCTTCTAATTCTGTTTCTACATCTTTAATAAACATATTAAGTACAGATGGTTCAGAAAATATAAACTTTAATGCAGAAAAAAATGAGTTTACTAATGTACCTTATCAAAAAACATTATTTGACCAATATTATAAAAAGTATGTAACAGAAATATTTGATAAACAAAGAAGATTAACAACAGTAAAAGCATACTTACCTATTAAGATGTTACACAACTTATCACTTGCAGATAAGGTTATAATATTTGATAGGTTATATAAGATAAATAAAATAACGACAAATTTTGAAACAAACCTATCAAGTTTAGAACTTATAAATATTAAAGAAGAAGTAGTAGGTATTATTGAAACACAAACAGAAGAAATACAACCTATTGTACCTCTTAAATTTACACCTGATGCAAGATGTTATACTGCTGATTCAACTATAGAACTTGCAGATAATACTTTATTAAAAGCAGATTTAAGTTGTGCTAATGCAGAATTACCTATTGTAACATTTGATGAAGAAGTACCACAAGAAACTTCTATTAGTAATATTCCTGTAGTAGTAGATGTACCTCTTGTAGTTACTGTTGCAGATATTACAGCACCTGATGTTAGTCAATTAACAAATAATTCATCTACTGCTGTAACATTAAGAGGTCAAATAAATCAATTAGGTGAAATAGGTGATACACCAAGTTTAGATGAATATGGATTTGTTTATACTTCTACTTATAGTAAATTAGTAGGAGATGATTTAGATACTATAATAGGAACATCAGGAGTTACACAACATAAAATTACAGATGATAAAACAATAGGTGAAAAACTTTTAGAACTTACAGGTTTAACTGACCCTGAAACAATATATTATAGGTTTTATACAAGAACAAATACAGATAGTAATTTTGATGAAGCAGAAGCAATGACTGTAATTACCTCATCAAGTACAGTACCTTCATCACCATATAGTGAAACAACAAATTCTATTAACTATAAAATATCAACTACTTCTGATAACCCTGCTGATACAATAAGAACAATTAGAATAAAAACAGATGCAGGTGATTTAGTAGATTATGTTACATCAGGTGCATTTGAAATACAATCTAAAATAGTACCTTATGTAGTAGAGGGTATACCAATACCAAGTGGTGCAATAGCAACACAATATAATGTTACTTCTAATGGTTTATCTGGTATGTTAGAAACACAAATGAGTTTACCTGCTACAATAGGTGGAGTAAAAGTAAATTCAGGAACAGGTTTTGCGTATAGTGCTACATCAAGAGAAGATGCACAAAATGATGCAAAAGAATTTGGTTCTTCTTCTATACCATTTAAAGATGTAGCTATACCAAGTGGAACACCAAATATAAATTATAGCACAACAAATCAAAACTATAATTTATTCTATAATGAAGGTACTGCAGTATATACAAATTGGAATGATGAAAGAAAATCTGATTTTGGTTTTATAAGTGGAAGTGCTACAGTAACAACAGCAACAAAAGCAACTGTTCCTGATGGATACTATGCACAATGGGGTTGGAATGGTGATGGTACACCTCAAAATTTCCCACAAAAATTATTAAATTGTGGTTTTAGTGTAAAAGTAGTTAATGGAATTATAACAGAAAGGCAACAATTTGGCACTTGTTATAAAATAGTATTAAACCAAATTTCTAACCATTTTAGTAGTGGTTTTGCACAAAGTAAAACTAATACTAATGTAATTGGTTTTGGGTTTTCTGAAATTCCACCTTTATCAGATTTAGCTGATATAAGAGGTTCTTTAGCAACACAAAGTGATTGTGGTGATTTATTATTAGGCGTATCAAGTTTTTATCATACAGGTGCAGGTAGAGAACCTGATGTTGGAGATAAAGTTAAAATAAATAGAAAGTCTAATTATGATGGTGGTGTAAGTTCTTTTGGTGTTTTTGCAAAAGATTTTGGCACAGGTTCACCTAAATATTTAGCAGCAACATTATTAGAAGATAAAGGTGATAGACAAGGTGTAATGACGTTATTTACTATTGTAGGTTTTATTGTAATAGAAACAGCTACTGCAACAGTAGTAACAAAATATGAATGTTCATGATAAGTAATATTTTAGATATGCTTGAAATAGCAAAAGAAGAAAAAAATATAGGGCAATATACATTTATTGCTTTAGGTAAAAATAAAATACCTATGAGTATAAAAGAAGGATATAAACAGTATAAGAGATGGCAATTACAAAAACAATAGAACTTGAAGCAAGAGTTGGTAAAGCAGAAAAAGATTTACAAGGTGTTGCAAAGAGTGTAGAAAATATAGACAAAAATTTAGAAGATGTTAAAGATACATCAAGTGGTGTTGCTAAAGGTGTAAAAGGTATAGGTAATGCTATAAAAGCTGCAGGTATTGGATTGGCTATTGCTGCTTTTGCAAAGTTAGCAGAGGTATTTCAACAAAATCAAAAAGTAGCAAACACATTTAACACTATTTTTGAAACACTATCACTTGCTTTTAATGATTTCTTTAATTTTTTAGATAGAAATGTAGGTACTGTTATAGATTACTTTAAAGGTATATTTGAAAACCCTGTAGATGCAATTAAAAACTTTGGTAGAGCAATAGTAGATAATGTAATAGAAAGGGTACAATCTGCATTAGATGCTTTAGGATTTTTAGGTGAAGCTGTTGTAAAAGTATTCAAAGGTGATTTTGCAGGTGCAGCAGAAAGTGCTAAAAATGCAGGTAAAGAATTATTTGATGTTGTAACAGGAGTAGACAATACATTTGATAAAGTATCTGAAACATTACCTACAGTTGTAAAAGGTATTACAGATTATGCAAAAAGTACAATTAAAGCAGCACAAGATACAGTTGAGTTAAATAGAGCAGCAGAGGTAGGTATTGCACAAAACAGAATTATTTTAGAACAAAAAGATAGAGAAGCAGAGAAGTTAAGACAAATAAGAGATGATGAAAGTAAAACCATAGAAGAAAGAATTGCAGCTAATAATAAACTTGCAGAAGTATTAGATGAACAAGAAAGATTAATGTTAGCAAATGCAGATGCAGTTATAGCTGCTGCACAAGCACAATTTGATAAAAACAACAATGATGAAAACCAGATTGCACTATTAGAAGCTAAAGCAGAAAGAGAAGGTATATTAGCACAAATAGAAGGTTTTCGTTCAGAACAATTAATGAATATAAATGCACTTGAAAGAGAAAGAGTTGATTTATTAGATGAAGAAAAAGAAAAAGCAATAGAACTTGCAGAACTTAAAAAACAACAAAGAGAAGAAGAAAGGCAAGGTATAAAAGATAATTTAGATGCTGTTATAGATTCAGCAGGTGCAGAAACAAAAATAGGTAGAGCATTATTTGTAGCTAAACAAGCAATGATTATAAAAGAACAAATTGCAGAAGCTAAAGCAACTTTACAAAGAATAGCATTAAGGGCATCAGAAGCAACAGTAGATACAGCTAAAGGTGCAGCATCAACAGCTAAAGTAGGATTTCCACAAAACATACCTTTACTTATTGCATTTGCAGCACAAGCAGCAGGAATTATTGCATCAGTTAGATCAGCAGTAAAAGCAGCAAAAGGAAGTGCATCATCTATGGGTGGTGGTGGAATATCTGGTGGTAGAGGTGAAGTAGCAACACAAGCACCTGCATTTAATGTAGTAGGAGCAGCACCAGAAAACCAATTAGCAGAAACAATAGAAGGGCAACAACAAAAACCTATAAAAGCATTTGTAGTAAGTAGTGAGGTATCTAATCAACAAGCATTAGACAGAAAAGTAGAAACAGGTGCTTCAATAGGGTAACAAAAACACATTAATATTATTGTATAAGTATGGATATAGTAGAACTTTTTATAGATGAAGAAGATGAGGTTTCAGGAATTGAAGCAGTATCTATAGTAGAAAACCCTGCGATTGAAGAAGATTTTATTGCACTTAAAAACCATGAGGTTAAATTTGCAGAAGTGAACAAAGAGAAGCGTATTCTAATGGGTGCTGCTCTTATTCCTAACAAACCTATATACAGAAAAACAGAAGATAAAGAATACTATATTTATTTTTCAAGAGATACAGTAAGAAAAGCAAGTGAATTATTTTTTATAAGAGGTAACTATGATAAATCAACATTAGAACATGGTATGCCATTAAATGGTTTAGTAGCAGTTGAATCATGGTTAGTAGAAGATTCTAAAAAAGATAAAAGTGCAGCATATGGTATGGATATGCCAATAGGTACTTGGATGTTATCTATGAAAGTTTTAAATGATGATGTTTGGAATGATTATGTAAAAACAGGAAAGGTAAAAGGATTTAGTATAGAAGGTTACTTTGCAGATAGGGCAGAAAGACCTAATGAACCAAATGAACTTGCAAAAATAGAAGAAGCAGAAGCAGAAGCACTAATTACAGAATTAAAACAAATATTAACAGGTGAAGAACTTGAATCATATGCAGATTACCCAGATGCAGTATCTAACAATGCAAAAAGAGGTATAGAATTAAATGAAAAAGTAAATAATAAGTGTGCTACACAAGTAGGAAAAGTTAGAGCAACACAATTAGCTAAAAAAGAACCTATAACAGTAGAAACTATAAAAAGAATGTTTAGTTATTTATCAAGAGCAGGTGAATACTATGATGAAAGTGATAATGAAGCATGTGGTACTATATCTTACTTGTTGTGGGGTGGTAAAGCAGGTTTAAGATGGGCAGGTTCTAAATTAAAAGAGTTAGATTTATTAGAAGCATCACTTAAAAAACCTTGTGAAGCAGGATATGAAATGATAGGATTTAAAATGAAAAATGGTAGAAGAGTTCCAAATTGTGTACCAATAAAATGAGAGATTACAAAGAAAGAAACCCTTCACCACAAAGTGATAAAAGAGCTTGTTTATGTCCTGATGGAACATATTCAAGAAAGTGTTGTGATGGAAGTTACCAAGCACAAGGTATTGGTAATATAACAGGAGATGGAACATAAAATACAACAAACCCTTAAAAAACTTATTATATAAATATGGATAATAAAACTAACGAAATACTACAAAAGTTTTCTACACAAAAGGTTGATTTGACATTAGAAAAGTTTCAAATAACTACAAAAGAAATAGATGCAGAAGTACAGAGATTAGAAAGAGATGCTGTAGCACTTAAAAAAGAAGTATCACAGTTATTGAATAGATATTATAGCACAGAAGCAAAAGTAGAGGATAATAAAAAACAAGCAAGAGAATATACAAACCTACTTAACAAGTTGGGTATTCCTAAAGCCAATACTATAGATGTGTTTGACAAAGTAGTAAACAAGTTTAAAGGACTAAATACTGCTACAAAAATGAAAGGATTTATAAATAACTTTTAAAATATGGATGCAAAAACAAAAAAGATACTTACAAAGTTAAGTGAAGAACAACAAAAACAATCTTTACAAAAAATAGAAAAGATTGAACTTGCAAAAAAACCAAGTACAATACTTAAAGAATTAGATAAATTAGATAATTCTATTGCAAGAGAAGAACAAAAAATTGATAAAGCATATTTACAATACAAAAAAGTGTATAGTGATTGGGATGTTTTTACAGATACATCAGAAAAACAAATTATAAAAATTACACAAGATTTTGGTATGATTGTAAAATCACTTAATGAATTAGATGTAAGACCACAAAGCGTACCTGAAATGGTTAAATCTGATGAACTTATTAGAAGATTAACACAAGTAATATCTAATATGAAAAGTTTATATAAAGAACCAAAATAATTATGGATTCAAAAGTAAAAAAAATACTTACAAAGTTAGGTAAAGAGAAAGTTGAGTTGGGAAGAATAGAAAATATCTTAAAAAAAGCAGATGCAATTACTCCTTATGATGTTTTATTAAGATTAAATAAAGTTGCTCAAACAACAGAAAAAGAACTTTACAAAGTAATGCAAGAGATAGAAGAATTACAAAAAGAAGCAAGTAGATTAAGAAAACTTGCACAAGATTTAGGTGCAAATGATGCAGTAAAAACACTTGATACTGCAGAAAATGTACTTAAAACTAAATTTAGAAGAACAAGAGATGCAATTAAAATTGCACAATCAGGTAGTAGATTACTTACATAAAAATCTAACAAACACATTATTAATTTATTGTAATATATATGAAAGCAACAGATATGTTAAACAAAGTAAAAGAGGTTCTTGGAGTTGAACTTAAAGAAGAAACCCAAGAAGTAAAATTAGCACAAGCGACTTTGGAAAATGGTACTGTTATAGAAAGTGAAAATTTTGCTGCAGGAAGTGAAGTATTTATTGTAACAGAAGATGAAAAAGTAGCACTACCTGTAGGTGAATACACTTTAGAAGATGGAGAGATGCTCAAAGTTGAAGAAGAAGGTATTATTGCATCTATTGGAGCAGCAGAAGAACCTGCTGAAGAAGAAGCATCTAAAGAGGAAAATTTAGAAGAAGAAAAAGAAGAAATGCAATATGCAACTAAAGAAGAATTGGCAGAGGTGAAAGAAATGATTGAGGAAATCAAAGGCATGATTGAAAAGAAAGATGAAATGAGTGCAGAAGAACCTCAACCAGAAACTAAAGAAGAATTATCAGCAGTAGAAGAACCTGTTGAGAAAATTAAACATAACCCTGAAAAGGAAACAAAGAAAGTAATGAACTTGTATGCTCAAAAGAGAACACAAACAACATACGATAGAGTGCTTTCAAAAATAGCTAACTTAAAAAATAAATAGTAAAAAATGGCAACAACAACAAGTATAACAACAACTTATGCAGGTGAGTTTGCAGGAGAGTATATTTCTGCAGCATTATTAAGTGGTGCTACTATTGAAGGTGGTGGTATTACTGTAAAACCTAACGTAAAGTTTAAAGAGGTAATTAAGAAAGTAGATACAAATGCAATTGTAAAAGATGCAACTTGTGATTTTGATCCTACATCTACAATTACACTTACAGAAAAAGTATTACAACCAGAGTTTCAACAAGTAAACTTACAACTTTGTAAAAAAGATTTTCAATCTGATTGGGAAGCAATAGGTATGGGATATTCTGCACATCAGGATTTACCACCATCATTTAGTGATTTCTTAATTGCTCATGTAGCATCTAAAGTAGCACAACGTACTGAACAATCTATTTGGGATGGTAACACATCTAACAATGGTCAGTTTGATGGTTTAACTAAACTTATTTCATTAGATGCAGGATTACCTGCAGCACAAGAGGTAGCAGGTACTACAGTAACATCTTCAAATGTTATTGCACAACTTGGTTCACTTGTAGATGCAATACCTTCTACACTTTATGGTAGTGAAGATTTAAACATCTATGTTTCACAAAACATTGCAAGAGCATATGTAAGAGCATTAGGTGGATTTGGAAGTTCTGGTTTAGGTGCAGCAGGTACAAATGCACAAGGTACTCAATGGTGGAACAATGGTTCACTATCTTTTGATGGAGTAAAAATATTTGTAGCTAATGGACTTGCAGATAACAAAGCAATAGCAGCAGAGAAATCTAACCTTTTCTTTGGTACAGGATTACTTGCAGACCATAACGAGGTTAAAGTAATTGATATGGCTGATCTTGATGGTTCACAAAATGTACGAGTAGTAATGAGATTTACTGCAGGTGTACAGTATGGAATTATTGATGATATTACCACATATGGTATTACAAATTCAGCTAACTAATAAGTAATTAAATAACTTAAAGGGGTAGGTGGTGTTTGTATCTACCTACCCTTTTTTAATACAAAAAATATGGCTTGTGATTTAACAAAAGGTAGAAAAGAACCCTGCAAGGATGTAGTAGGTGGTATTAAAGCAGTATATTTTATGGATTATGGAGATATAACTATAGGATATGATGGTGTTGATACAGATGTAGTAGATGATTTGGGTACTGTAACTGCTTTTAAATACGAAATAAAAGGGAATAGTAGTTTTGAACAAACTATTACTTCTTCAAGAGAAAATGGTACAACTTTTTTTGATCAAACTTTAAATCTTACATTAAAAAAGATGACAGTACAAGATCACAAAGAGTTAAAACTAATGAGTTATGGCAGACCTCATGTAGTTGTACAAGATTACAATGGTAATGCATTTTTAATGGGTGCAGAACATGGTAGTGAAGTAACAGGGGGTACAATAGTTACAGGTGCAGCAATGGGTGATTTAAGTGGTTATACACTTACACTAAATGCACAAGAACAAGTACCTGCTAACTTTTTAGAAGGTGCAACAGAAGCTAATCCATTTGCAGGATTAACAGGAACTGTAACAGTAACAGAAGGAACTAATTCCTAATTAGTATTTTCATTTGGTAATTAAGGGGTAATTTAACAGTTACCCTTTTTTATTATAACAAATTCAAGAAACATTTATTGTATATATATGATTATATTACAACAATCTGGAAGCAGTCAAACATTTAATTTTATTCCAAGAAGTTACACATCTGGTTTAACTTATACAATTAAAATAAATGATGAAACAACAAACAAAGAGGTGTTTAGTCAAACAACAACTTCTTTTACTGCTAACGATTATTATTACCAATACAGTAACACTTTTACTTTAGTACAAGATACTTTTTACACATTAGAAATAACACAAGGTAGTAACTTGATATATAGAGATAAGATATTTTGTACAAACCAAACAATTTCTTCTTATTCTGTAAACAACAACGAATACACAGTACATAGTACTGATAACGAATTTATAGTATTATAATATGGAAAACTTACACATAGTAAATCTTTCACAATACAACAAACCTAAAATTAAAGAAGATAAAAGAAAAGATTGGGTTGCATATGGTGATGATAACAATTACTACCAATACCTTATAGATTTATACATAAACAGCACAACAAACAATGCAGTTATAAATGGTGTATCTAACATGATTTATGGTAAAGGTATAGATGCTTTAGATAATTCATCTAAACCTGATGAATACGCATCATTAAGAAGTATAGTACATAATGATTGCTTAAAAAAAGTAGCACTTGATTTAAAACTATTAGGTGAAGCATCTTTCCAAGTATTATACAAAGATGGTAAGGTTGTAACTGCAGAACATTTTCCAAGACAAACATTAAGAGCAGAAAAATACAATGATGATGGTGATATAGAAGCATACTACTATTTTCCTGATTGGGGTAAAATAAAACCTACAGATAAACCTGAAAGAATAGCAGCTTTTGGTTTTGGTAATGGTAAAGAACCTGAAATAAAAATTGTAAAAAAATATGTATCAGGATATGATTACTATTGCCCTGTAGATTATCAAGGTGGTTTAGCATATGCAGAATTAGAAAGTGAGATAGCAGATTACCTTATAAATGATGTACAATGTGGTTTTAGTGGTACAAAGGTTGTAAACTTTAACAATGGTGTACCAGATAGAGAAAAACAATTACAAATAAAATCAGATGTTCTTGGTAAACTTACAGGATCAAGAGGTGAAAAAGTAATTATAGCATTTAACAACAATGCAGAAAGTAAAACAACAGTAGATGATATACCTTTAACAGATGCACCTGCACATTATGAATATCTATCATCAGAGTGTGCAACAAAACTTATGGTAGCACATAGAGTAACCTCACCTTTACTTTTAGGTATTAGAGATGGTAATAATGGTTTAGGAAATAATGCAGATGAAATTAAAACAGCATCTTTATTATTTAACAACATAACTATAAAACCTTATCAAGATTTAATTATAGAATGTTTAGATCAGATATTAGCAGTAAATGAAATAGCACTAAAACTATACTTTAAAACACTACAACCATTAGAATTTATAGAAACAGATAATGCTATTACTAACGAAGCAAGAGAAGAAGAAACAGGTGTAAAATTAGCAACACAAGTTGTAAATGATACTACTGCTATTATAGATGATAGATTAGCTTATTCTACACAAGAGAAAGCAGAAGAAATGGCAAAAGATATAGGTTGTGAAGGTTTTCATACTCATAATTTAGAAGGTAAAACTTGGTATATGCCATGTAAAGAACATAAAAATCAAAACCTTTCTAAAAATGTACCACAAACACCTGATGAAATGTATGATTTGTTACAAGAGTTTGGTGAAGATGAAGATTTAGATAATTGGGAACTTGTTGATGAAAGAAAAGTAGATTATGAACAAGAAGAAACATTAGATAAAATGATAGGTTTAGCATCTACAGGTTCAGCAAGACCAAATTCTAAAAGTGAACAAGATGGTGAAGTAGAAACAGAAGATGAGGTTATTAAATTTAAAGTAAGATATCAATATGCACCTCTTAAAGAAACTATGAGAAATGGTAAATCTGTAAGTAGAAACTTTTGTAAAAAAATGATAAAAGCAAAAAAGATTTACAGAAAAGAAGATATTATGCAAATGGGTGAAAGAGCAGTAAATGCAGGATGGGGTTTAAATGGTGCTGCAACTTATGATATATGGTTCTTTAAAGGTGGAGGATCATGTCATCATTATTGGATGAGAAAAACATATATGGCAAAAGGTGTTAAACCTGATGCAACTAACCCAAGAGCAGAAATAAGTGTAAACAAGGCAAAGAAAGAAGGGTTTAAACCAGAGGTAAATGATTCTAAAGTTGCAAAAAGACCTGTTGATATGCCAAAAAAAGGATTTGTAAATAGATAAGATATGGCAGAAGCACTTTTAATATCAAGAAAAGATGTAGTTAAATTTACTGCAATGAATGGTAATGTAGATACTGATAAGTTTATACAGTATGTTAAGATTGCACAAGATAAACATATAGAAAATTATTTAGGTACAGATCTTCTTAATAAAATACAAGCAGATATTATAGCAGGTACTTTAACAGGTGATTACTTAACATTAGTAAATACATATGTAAAACCTGCACTTCTACATTTTACTATGGTAGAATATTTACCTTTTAGTAATTACACTATTGCAAACAAAGGTGTATTTAAACCATCAAGTGAAAATGCAGAGGGTGTATCAAAAGAAGAAATAGATTTCCTAATGGAAAAGGAAAGAGATACTGCAGAATATTATATTAACAGATTAGTAGAATTTTTAAGTTTTAATGCAGGGAGTAAGTTTCCAGAATACTATACAAACAATAATGAAGATGTTATGCCTGATAAGGGTGGAACAAGTTTTGAGGGATGGGTTATATAAAAAAGAAATACAAACCAAAGCAACAAAATATAACAAAGTTGCAGAATTACATAAATAAAGTAAATAACAAATTAGAAAAAAAGTTATTGTATTAATATGAGTTATGGTGCTATATATTCAGTTAGTTATTGGGGTAATGTTAATGAAGCAAATGGTTGGGGTATCGTATATCCTTTTGATGCTGATGGTTCATCATTTACTGCAGATACAACTAAAGAAACAGCAGATACTAATCAATTTACAGCAGATGCAACAGAATTTTAAAAAATAAAAAATGGCAAAACAAGTTATAGGAATAGGAACAACAGCAAATGATGGTACAGGAGATACTTTAAGAGCAGCATTTGATAAGTGTAACGATAATTTTACAGAATTATATTCTGATGATGCAGGTGATGTAGGGAGTATTACAGCAACAGCACCAATAGCAAGAGATTCAGCAACAGGTGCAGTAACAATATCTTTAAATGATGATGGAGTTACTCATGCAAAATTAGAACCAAGATATACAGCAAAAGCAACAAGCACATCAACAAGTAGTCAAAATTTAGATGCTTCAACAGCAACAACTTTTTTACTTACAGGTAATGTTGCAACAGCTACACTTACAATACAAAATATGAAACTTGGTCAAGTAATTGATATTCATATGACAGGAACTTTAAGTAGTGCAGTAATAACATTAGCAACAGATTTTTCAAGCACAACTATAAATAAAATAGGAAGTACTGATTTTGACCAATCAGAAAAAAATCTTATACAAGTAGTTTGTGTAGATGATACAGATGCAGCAGCAATTATAAACTATTCAGTAGGAAAAATAACAGCAGATACAACACCATAATAATATGAAAGCAAGAGAAAATAGTAATGGAAATATAATAACGTATAGTAGTGTACCTAAAAGTTGGGGTGCTATTATTTGTGGATTTAATACACTTTCAGATTCAGAATTGCAAACGCATGGTTTCTATAATATAGTAGTACCATCAACAAATCCATCACAAAAATTAGGAGATATTTATTTTGATACTGATAATAGTGTTTATACTTATCCTGTAGAAAATAGAACTTATTCCCAAACAGTAGCAGAACTAAAAACTCAAAAAATAGAAAACTTAAAATCTATTTACAATGGTAAGTTATCTAAAACAGATTGGTATGTTATAAGAGCAGCAGAAGGTGCAACAGCAGTACCAAGTGATATAGCAAAAGAAAGAAGTGATTTAAGAGATGAGTGTGCTACTAAAGAATCAGAAATAAATGCTTTAAGTACAAAGGCATCTATTATAGATTATCAATTACCAACTATATAATGAGTTTAGGAAAAAGATTAATTACAGGAGATGCAGCAGCAGCAGATGCATCAGGTTATTTTAATATTGCAACTTATCAAACATCAGGTGCAGCTTATTCATATACAGGGCTTGGTTTTCAACCTGATTTACTTTGGATAAAGAGAAGAAATGGAACAAGCGACCATTATTGGTTTGACAGCACGAGAGGTGTTGGAAAAGCTGTTTTATTAAATACTAATGTTTATGCAGAAATTTTTAATGCACAATATCAAACTGCTTTTGGAACTGATGGTTTTACAATAGGAACTAATTCAACTTTATCTGGTAGTGGAAACACTTATGTTGCTTGGTGCTTCAAAGCTAATGGGGGTACAACAAGCACTAATAGCGATGGAACTATAAATACAACAATTCAAACTAATTCTGATTTTGGTGCAACATCGCCTTTTAGTATTCTTAAATATCAAGGCAATGGTACATTTAACGCAACTATTGGTCACGGATTAGGACAACAAGTAAAATTTGCAATTTTTAAAAATTTAGATTCAGGTACTTATAACTATGTTTATTATGATGGATTGTCAGGAAGCAACTACAATTTATATATGAATACAGCTGACCAAGAACAAGCTGATGGTGTTTTACAGGGTGGTGGAACTTCAACTCTTACTTTAGGAACAAGCACAGCTGTTAATGGTAATGGCACAAACTATCTTTGTTATGCTTGGGCAAATATATCTGGAGTACAAAAATTTGGAACATACGCAGGAAATAGTTCAACAAGCAATACTATTTATACTACTGATAATGGTGCTTCAGGTGGTGCTAATGGTTTTCAACCAAGTATGGTAGTTATAAAGAATATTGGAGGGGGTGATAATTGGTATATATTAGATGACCAAAGAGTAAATAGTGCTTTACCTGCTGTAAATGTTTTATATCCAAATTTAACAAATGCAGAACAAGATAATATAGGAGGAAATGGAGAATATTCTATGAACTTTTTGTCTAATGGATTTGAATTAAAAGAAATTACAGCAGGATATAATCAAACAGGACAAAATTATTTCTATTGGGCAATAGCATAATATGGAAGATTTGAAGATATATGGAGTAAACTTAATAGCATTAGCTTTTAGTATTAGTGCTATAAATCCTTTTTTACAAGCTATATCTTTATTATTAGCAATAACATATACTATAATTTCAATTTATAAAAAACTAAAATGAACCCATTAAGTTCAAAAGGTAATGGTGTACAAAAAGAAATAAGGCACTATATAGGTAGTTTGTTTATATTTTTATTTGTAATAGGTATAATAGTTGCTCTTATACAATTTCCTGTATTAGATACTAATAAAGAAGTTGTGATGATGTTAATTGGAACAATCTCTGCTTCTATTGGTATTGTAGTAAGCACAATTACAGGTGCTAAACCAGATGATGTTACTGCTTTAAAGAATGAAGTAGATAAAAAGAATAACCAAATAGATTTATTAGTAAAAGCTAAAGATGATTTAGAAAAAATGGTTATTGATTTACAAAAACAAATGTTAGAAAATCAAGATAATGTAATGGACAAGATCATATTGAAAGCAGCATTAGAACATGATGATAGATATATGGCAAAAAAAACTATGAATAATGGAAAATAAACCTAAATGTGAATGTGGTAATACTCAACAAAGTGAAGGGTATTGTGATGGTTCACACCTAAATTATAAATAATGAGAAAATATTGGAATAGAACAATAGAAAATGTACAATACTTTGTGGTTTCAAATTGGTTAAGTGGTAGAATATTTGATAAAGGTAAAATTATAGCAATAGGTGTAGTTTTATTTTTTATTTTATGGAAACTTATATATAGCATATTTGCATGAATTTTAAATACTTTTCCCTTTCAGAGTTTGATTGTCCTTCTTTACCTAATTCTGGTAAAAACATGGATATTAACTTCATTAACAAACTTGAACAAGCAAGAGAAATTGCAGGTATTCCCTTTAAAATCACAAGTGGTTTTAGAACAGCAGAACACAATGAAAAAGTTGGTGGTGTTAAAAACTCATCACATATTAAAGGAGTTGCAGCAGATGTTGCAGTTGGATCAGGAAAAGAAAGATACATTATACTTAACGCACTTATCAGAGCAGGATTCAAAAGAATTGGTGTTGCAAAAACCTTTATTCATTGCGATACAGATGCAGATAAAAACAATTCAGTTTGGGTGTACTAATACAGTAGGGAATACTTTATGGCTGAAATAAAAGTTAAATCTAATGGTTTAAGAAATGAATTAAAAGAGATACGAAAAAGTATTGACAAACTAACAGAAGTTTTACTTCTACAAACAAACAAACACTATGAAAATAATAACAATAGTACTTGTTGCAATGATGATGAGTTGTGCAAGTGCAAGAAAAGAAAGGTTGATTAAGTTTCAATACATGACTAAAGATGTATGTGTAGATAACCCAAATGAAATATTATTAGCACAAAAATTATATTTAACTTATGTCAATCAATACTAAAAAAAAATTTAGAGATACACAAGTAGGTAAGTTTTTACTTAATAAAATACCTAATGTAGTTGGTGCAGTAGCAGGAGATACTTTAGCAGGTAGTGTTATACAAGCTATTATTGGTGGTAGTGAAATGAGTGATGAAGATAAAACTATTGCACTTAAAAAACTTGATATAGAAAGAGCAGAAATTGATGGTGTTACTCGTAGGTGGGTTGCAGATTCCAGAAGTGGTTCTTGGTTAGCTACTAATGTTAGACCTTTAACACTTATTATTTTTACAGTATCATTTATTGCAGGATGGTATATGCAGATAGATGGTTTAAATATAGTTAAGGAATTACTTTTTGTTGTTTTTGCAGGATACTTTGGTGGTAGATCATACGAGAAAGTTATGGGTAATAAAAACCACAAGTAATGAATATATCAGAAACATCAAAAATAAGTTTAGATATAAAAGCACTTATAGGTATGATTATAGGTATAGTTACTGTAGCAAGTATATGGTTTAATCTTACAGCAGAAATAGAAATGTTAAAGATTAAAGTTTCTAAAATGAATGAAAAAGTACAATCAAATTATACATGGGTAAATAATTTTCAACCACCTAAACAAGTACAAAAAGCAGTTGATGAAATAAATATGATGAAACTTGAAAATGCTGTTTTAAAATATAAAGTAGAACAATTACAAAAAAAATAAATGGCAAGAAAGCAAATAGTTATTAACTACCAAAAAAAGAAAATTAAAAGAAAAGGAATACATAGTAAAACTAAAACTTCCAAACTAAAATCTTCCAAAAATTATATTAAACAATATAAAGGGCAGGGAAGATAATGTTAATAAAATTATTTTAATAAAAAAACTTTTAGCCATTCCATATTCATAACTTTATACATTAATAATTATCGTTAATGAAAACAAAAAAAGAAATATTAAGTAGTAAAAGAGAAATAAAACATTGTTATATAATATATGCTTTAATAAGTAATAATGAAATAGTTTATATTGGACAATCTACTAATATACTTAATAGATTAAGTACACATTTATCAAGTTTTAAGGAATTTGATTCTTGGACAATTATAGAAAATTTAGGTGATTTTACTACAAGTAAAGAAGTAAACAGATTAGAAGAAAAGTATATAAGAAAATTTTTACCAAAGTATAATAAAATACATAATAAAATATATCAAAAAAAAGTATATAACAAAAATCAAAAATATGCAGAAATTGAAAAAAAATTAAGAATAAAAAAACTTTGGTTAAGATCACAAACAGGTATTGTAAACAGAAAAAAAATAAATACAAATTAAAATAACAACTATAACATAATGAATGAAGATTTAACTATTAGAAAACTTGCTGAAAAAATTGCTATTGATTTTCAACTATCTGTAAAAGAAAAAACAGATGCTATATTAGAACTTGATGCAACACAATATACTAATTTAGGTATTGATAGTACTAAAACAGAAAAGAAAAAAGTAAAAGCTGATAGTAAACATTTGTATAAGTTGATTAAGAGTTTTAATGTTACTGATGGTAATTTACTACTAAACCACATGGATGCCTAAAAAACCTACAAGAAGTAAAGTAGTTAAAAAACTTGATGTAGTATTTTCACAATATATAAGATTAAGTAATGCTGATAAAAATGGTTACTGTACTTGTGTAACTTGTGGTAAAAAGTATCATTGGAAACAAATACAAGCAGGACATTTTATGAGTAGAAAACATTACAATACAAGATGGGTAGAAGATAATGTTAAACCACAATGTTATGGATGTAATGTGATGCAACAAGGGCAACAATATAGGTTTAGTAAATATCTTGGTAATAACTTATCAGAACAACTATATTCTAAAAGTAAAGAAGTTGTTAAATTTACAACTGATGAGTTACAGGATAAGATAACTTACTATTCTGAACGAGTCAAAAAATTTCTTTAAATTAATTGTTTGTTTTTAACGAGGGGGGTAGGATTAATTTCTTACCCTTTTTTTTGTTAAATATTTTTTTATAACTTTATAGAAATCTTAAAAATAAATAATTATGGATAAAACTCAACTTTACATTATAAAACAAAGTTGTTTAGATAGAGCAACTACACTTCATTGTAAAAACGAAAATTGGAGTGAAGAACAAATAATAAGAACTGCAGAGGTTTTTGTTGATTGGGTATGTGGTGAACCAAGTGGTAAAGTAAATTTACTACCACCTCTACCTGTAAAACCAGATGCTGAAAAGCAATGGTTAAACTTTAACACACCTGATTACAATAAAGCAATGGAGTGGATTAAAGAAGGTTACACTATTAAGGATATTAGAAACCAATACAAGGTTGCAAAAAAAGTAGAACATGAATTACAAAAAGTGTAACATAAAAAAAACGTACTTTAGTTATAATAATTATCAAATAGAAATACAATGGAAAAAAAAACAACAGCAATCATATCAGGAAGTATTGACCTTACAGCAGTTAATAAAGATAAACTGATAAGTGGTAAAAATGGTAAGAAGTATTTAAACATCACTATGATGGTACAAAACACTTCTTCATATGGAAACAATGTATGGGTTACACAAACAATCTCTAAAGAAGAAAGAGATAATAAAGTAAAACCTATTACATTAGGAAATGCAGCAGTTAAATGGTTAGATAAAGGTGGTATTGAACTTGCAGAAAGAAATGAGGTTACTAACCAACAGCAGAATCAGCAGAGAGAAGAAGTGGATTTACCATTTTAATTAAGGGGGGTTAGTTACCCCCTTTTTTTTATGATAGCACATACAGATAAAATACAAGAAAGAATATATGATATTAAAGATGGTAAAATCCAAGAAGGTTTAAAAATTGGTGTACCTGAAATTGATGAGTATATTAGATACAAACAAGGTAATTTTTGTTTATGGATAGGTCATGCTAACGTAGGTAAAACAACTATTATATGTTATTTTCTTACTTTGTATGCAATGTTACATAAATTAAGATTTGTAATTTGGAGTAGTGAAAATACACCAGATAGTATTGTAAGAAAGATAATTGAATTTAAAATGGGTAAACCAATACATACTGCAACTAAAAAAGAAATTAAAGAAAGTATTGATTGGTGTAATTTATATTTTAAAATTATAGATGTTGATGATTTGTACACTTATAAAGATTTACTAAAAGAAGCAGAATCAATAAAAAATGCTTGGGATTATAATGGTTTACTTATTGATCCTTATAATTCACTTTCAGTAGATACACAACTTATGAGGAGTATAGGTTCACATTTATATGATTATCAGGTAGCAACTGAATTTAGATTATTTGCAAAGAAAAAAAATATTACTGTTTATCTTAATGCACATGGAGTTACAGAAGCAATGAGAAGAACACATCCTAAAGAACATGAATATGCAAACCTACCTATACCATTAGGGTTAGCATCTGTAGAAGGTGGTGGTAAATGGGGTAATAGATCAGATGATGTAATATGTTGCCATAGATATACAACACATCCTACTGATTGGATGTTTTCACATCTTCATGTCTTGAAAGTTAAAGAAACAGAAACAGGTGGGAGATGTACACCATATGAAGAACCTATAAGATTACGAATGGTAAAAAACAATGTAGGTTTTGAATTTATGGGTAAGGATATACTACATAGTAAAAAAGCAACAATTAAAGAAGTTTTATTTTGAGTACAGTATTAATAATATTAGTATCAATAACAATAACATTAGTTTCATTAGGTTTATTCTATGGTGCAGATGTTAGTTTTGCACCTATAATTGGTGTAATGGTTGGTGCATTATATTCTTATACTGATTTTGAAGAAGGCAGAGAACATACTTTACAGGTTTGTATTTTTTTTATTAGTATATGTATTGAATGGGAACAAACTTAAATTGGTTGGAAATAGTAGCTAAACAGCACAGCACTTGGGTAGGTATCGTAAAAAGTTTTGGTGAATATACTTTTTGTGATGATCTGGTACAAGAGATGTATATTGCTTTATCAAAGTATGCTGATCCTGATAAAATAATAAAGGATGGTAAGGTAAGTAGAGGTTATGTATTTTTTACACTTAAAAGTTTGTACTATCAGTTCTACAATAAAAAAAAGAAAATACACAAGATAAGTATAGATGATGATGAACAATTTTTACAAATACCTGATTACAATAACATAGAAGAAAATGAAGCATTTCATAAAATATGTTTATTAGTAGATGAGGTTACTGATGATTGGCATTGGTATGATAAAAAGTTATGGAACTTATATTCTAAAACAGATATGAGTATAAGAAAACTTGCAGAAGAAACTAAAATTTCATGGGTAAGTATATTTAATAGTTTAAAAACACTTAAATTAGATATTAAAGAAAAGGTTGAAGAAAGTTATTTAGATTATAAAAATAAAGATTATGACAGAATATAAAGGTGATAAAAGAACTAAAGAATACAAACAATGGAAGAAAAATCATGAAGCAGGTGTAAGTGGTTTAGGAGATGTTGTAGAAAAAATTACAACAGCAACAGGAATAAAAAAAGCAGTAGAATTTATTTTCAGAGATGGTAGGGATTGTGGTTGTGATAGAAGAAAAGAAAAACTTAATAAATTATTTCCAAGAAAAAAACCAGAGTGCTTTACAGAAAGAGAATATAAATTAATGAAGATTGCAATAGAAACAAATAAAAATAAATTTACACCAGATGAATTAAAAGTATATGTTGATATTTACAATAGAATATTTAACACTAAAGTAGAATGTGTACCTTGTAGTTTTAAAAGTACTGTTTGGGATTCGTTAAAAAAAGTTTATAACCAATACAATTAATATGAATAAAAAAATAAACAATTTAAAAGAAATAGATTATTACTCTAACTTCAATTTAGTAGGTGAGTATATAGTAAAATGGAAAAAGTTAAAAGAAGATTCTAAACCTCTTAATGATATGTATTTTGCATGGCAACAAATAGGTTTTTATGTACACAATATGATTATAGAACAAAAGCATTATGATAAATCTTTAAGTGAGTATAGATCAGATAAGAACAGAGCAATAATAAGAGCAAGAGAAGCTGAACTAAAAGTTGAAAAGTTAGAGAAAAAACTAAAAGAATATAAATCTGTATATGGATGAGTTTATAATAGGTTATATTCTGTTCAGAATTATAGAGTATTTATTATTAGATGCATGGAAATAGAATGGTACAGCACATCAACATATGATATAGAATATAAATATTTGTATGTTGATAATTATTTAATTAATTTAGAGAAACTTAAAATAAACAATTATGAACAAAACAATATTACACATGAGTAAAGAAGAACTTCGTAGAGATATGAATAATAAAGATTTACCAAGTTACTACACTAAACAATGCAAAGATGTTTATTATAATAAATATAAAGTAAAAGGATTATGATTACTTTACTAAATGGAGATACATATGCTACAGAAGAAATTATAGGTATGGCATATGATGATAATTTTTATTATGGAATATTAGGTAAAAATGCTTTAAGTAGTTCTGCATTAAAGATGTTACTTAAATCACCAAAAACATATAGGAATGTTTTGAATTATGGTTCTACA